TTTGGAAATACAGATCCAATGCTACATTTATTTAAAGCAGCAGGGTATAAAATTGAAAAAGACCTTGTTTCAGCAAATACACAAGTAGTATATTTCCCAGTACATTCAGGGCATAAGCGTTCTGAAAAGGATGTAAGCCTATTTGAAAAAATTGGTCTTGCAGCAACGGCGCAAAAGTATTGGTCAGATAATGGAGTTTCTGTAACATTATCTTTTGATAAAGAAGAAGAGTCTAAGTTTGTTGCTCCTGCATTACATATGTATGAGGGACAATTAAAGGCAGTATCTTTCTTGCCAATGGGAAATAATACATATCCACAACAGCCTTATACTCAAATTACTCAAGAAGAATACGATTATCACATTGGCCGTATTGGTAAAATTAATTTTGATGCTATTTATGATGGTGTTGAAAATCTTGAGGCACAAGGAGAAATGTATTGCACTACTGACTATTGTGAGATTAAGATAAAATAATCTCACTGTGGTAAAATTAGATAGGAGATCCCATGACCGTATTATCTAATTTATATAGTGAAAAAGTAGTTTCTGAGCACCCTATTGCCTTTTGGCTGCTTAATGAAAAACTTGACTACATAACACAAATACCAGAAGATGATCGTGATTTGACCAAGGTAGTTAGTTGGTCAAAATCACATTGTTCTAATTCTCTTATTACATCAATACCAAGTGATACTCCATTTGCTGATAGTTATTTAAATAAGGTTACAGGAGCATTTCCAATATCTTATTCATTTTTAAATGTATCTAGTTTATTTTATTTAGAAAATTATGATCTTTCTGCTTATTATAAAAACTTTGCAATTTCTGGATATTTTAAAACTTCAAGTGAATATATTACAAAACTATATCTTGGCATTCAATATGATGTTCCAGTGTCCTGGGATATAGATGGAAACCCAGTTACATATATTGTAGAGTCTAATTTTGAAGAACTTGCAATTGATTCAACAACTAGAAATTCTTGGGTATTTCTTACAAGGACTTTTGATGAACTTAATTCTTCATGGGAAAATGTAAAAGTTGTAATTAAAGCAGATGTAATTTCAGGTGGTGCTAGTAGTGCAGATTATGAACTATTTATTAATGGTTTAAATATTAGTCAATGGGCAGAAAATTTTGTTGAAACTTCCTTGGGCACATCTGTTCAAAATTTGCCAACTAATATTAATCTTGATAGTGGAATTAAAGCAGTTGTGGCAAGTTCTTATGGATCAACTGGAAATAATGCATACTATTTGAGTAATGGATCCGAACTTTATTGTAAAAATTTTGGACCTCCATTAGTTTATGGTTCAGATACAATTTCTAGAATTTATCCAAATTCATCTTTTGCTGGTTCTCCATCTTTAATTTTTCCTGGTTATGGTTTTTTAAATGAAAAAGGAAAATTTAATAGATATACTGCAGAAATGTGGGTAAGACTAAATGCTGATACCAATATACCAAAAAAGTTTTTTGGTCCAATTAATAGTTCAGATGGTCTTTATGTAGATGGGCCATTTTTAACTTTTGTTATTGGCAATAAGTTTAAATCTCATTACGTTGGCAAATGGTATAGACCAATGCTTATTCATGTTAGATATATTGAAAACAATGTTACAGTTTTGTTAAACGGTGAAGAAGTAATATCTATTTCTTTTACAGATGCAGATTTAGACTTTCCTTTAGAATTTAATGAAAGTAACAATAAAAATCAAAACTGGCTAGGATTTTATGCACATGAAGATATTCATCCAGTTGAAATTGATTCTTTTGCACTATATTCTTATCCTGTTCCAGTTGAAGTAGCAAAACGTCGTTGGGTTTGGGGTCAAGCAGTTCAGGCTCCAGATTTAACTAATTCTGCAACTAATGCTGTTACAACATTTTTTGATTATGCTTTTGCTGATTATAAAGTTAATTATAATTATCCAGATTTTGGAAATTGGAAACAAGGATTTTCTAGCAATGTTATAAATACAAAGAGCAGTTTACAAATTCCTAGTTATGATCTTCCAAATTTTAATATTACCGATAGTGGACTAACTTATGATGCTTGGCTTAATAAAATGGCAAACTGGCAAACACTTGAAACAGAAAAGGGTATTATTTTATTTCCATCAGCCTATGATAGTATTGAGCATCCACTACCAAATACCTTTTTGTATTATGATAGTTTAAATATTTTAAATGAAAAGGTTAAATCTTTTTATGGCATTTTTAAACTTCCAGGAGAATATAATTTTACTAATTATCCAGAGCCATTTTTCTTAATAAAAAATAAAACTAATGGTGATCAAATTGTAATTAAAACAGCCCCAGGTGATTATATTAGATATATTGCAACAATTTCTGGAACAGAGTTTGAAATTGGTGATGGCATTAAAATTCAAAATAATGCTCAAAAATTTATTGTTGGAATTGATTTAGAAACACTATCTGAATCTGAATATAATTTAGGACAATTCTTTTCTAATTATTCTAATCTATCATTAACTGTTGGAAATATTGGCTCTTATTCTATGCAATCAACACTTTATGCTTTAGGTTTTGATTCTGGATATAATAATAAAAAAATAACAAGTTATTTTGCTGATAATCCATACGGAATTTTTAGTAAATTAAGTGGAAGTGACTATGTTCAAAATGCTACAGATGGAACAGCATTAATGGAGCATACAGCAAACTATACTCTTAAAGCAAAAGATAAATATGGAAAATTTTATATTGATATAGATATTGCAGGGTATTGGCAAGATAATCTTCCTCTGTCTTATTTTTCTAAGTCTATTGCTAATTATCGTGGTGATACTACTTATGACTTAGATCAGTTACAGTTCAATATAGATTATCCAGAACCAATAGAAACTTTGTCACTAGAGTATACAGAGGCTTGGACATACCATGATCTTTTTGTTCAATATGATAATGTAGATGATCCTAGAACATATCAAGATTTAGATAATAACCTGTATACAAATTGGGAAAATTATGAAGATATGCAACAACAATCTGTAAAATTTAGATACTATAATACAGATGGGGATGTAATTAAATCATATGTTTCTTTTCAAAATCTTGTAGATTCAAGCAAAAAAGATTTAACTGATTTTGTTGGATTTGGAAAGCCATATGTAAATGGTTCTGTTGACCCAGATTCAAGAACTGAAAATTGGGAAGATTATGCTTATGAGGTTGTTAATGGAACTATTATTTACCCACCTACTCATGACAAATATGAAAATGAGATTGACTATAATGATTTATTAATTGTTTATCATTTAGATTTTAAAGTGCAAGATTCTATTAATAACAAAATAAATCTAAGAAACTTGCAATTTGTGTCTCAGGTTTATGAAAAAACTAATTTTACCCCTGTTGGAACCAAATATGGAAACCCAGTTTATCCTTATAGTAAAACAGGATACTATTATAATTTTAAGGCAAAGAACCCAATTGAAATTTACAAGGGAAGTACTCCTCACCTTTATTTAACACGAGATTCTGGAATGCATATCCATGGAGATTTTTCACCTAACACAGAAAGAGGAATTATTGTTCCAGTTAATAATTCAGGGGCAACAGGTGTAAGAGTAAGTTCACTACAAATGTGGATTAAGTTTGCAGATATTGCATTCCCAACAGGTCCAGTTAAGATAACAACTATTGAATCTAAAAATGGAAAAATTACTGATTTTTATTTAGAAGCAGACTCTTCAGGAGAAAGAGGTTACATTAAAGCAGTTGATCGTGCAACCAATGAAGAAGATATGTCTATAGAATTTCATGTTAATGGTGTTCCAGTTGTCAGACCTTATTTAGATAATGAAGAATGGATTGTCTTAGGTGTTGCATTTACAAGTTTACTAGACTTTGACGGATATACTGGACAAATCAAACTTAACGGACCATTATTGTATAATAATATTTCTTACTTTGTTTATGATAACCTTGAGGCCATTACTTCATCTTCTCTAAGATCTTGGGGAGCAGTCAAGGGTAATGTTGGTTCATATAATACCTGGTCTTATTGGGATACACAGCATGTACTTAGTTCAACCTATACCTACTATCCATACTGGACATACCTCAAAAATCTTGAAACTACTACAATTTATAGAATTGATCCATCTACAATCTATAAAAAATATACTGGTACAGACCGTATTATTATTGATGATAACTCAAGTGGCCTTAAGGTTAACCCTGATAAGGTTAGAGTCTATAAGGATGTATTAACGTCCTACTATAACAAGACAGCAGTATAATCTGGTATACTTATGGTTATGAATCCTCTAATTAATAAAAAAACTGGTAAGCCTATTGTAGGAAATGTCAGAAAAAAGGTAATTGAAAAACACTATGACTGGGGTCTATATGTGTATAAAAAGTCTACTGGCAAATGGTTTACAGATGGACAAGGATCAATTTTAAATATAGAATCAATGCGTGGCGATTTAGAACAAATTAAAAAGTTGAAGCAGGCAGCAATTTATTATGGGGATGAGGGCGATGGAGAATGCATTTTTGTTCCAGGACTTACAAGAATTACTGAAGAAGAGCATTCAGAGCAAACAGATAGAATGCTTCAAGGATTAATCCCATCAATGAATGACCTTGGTGCTTGGAAGGCTGCACAAGATACTTTGAATGCACATGGAAAAGAGGTTTTTGATGCCTAACGAATACACTTATGAAAGTGTAAGTGCTTCTTTAAATACACAAGAAGAAGTAGAAAACATTTTTAAGAAAAATGATCCATTTAATCAAGACTGGACATCGTTAAAAGATTTGGCTGGACTTGATAATAACTTTAAAAGAAGAACTGGTCGTACAGTAAATAAGGCAGTTGAAACTTATAGTTCAGCAACAATGACTCAGAGTGTTGCTCCCACTAACGCATATCTAGATTCAGCAAGAAGCAGCAGTGTTGGAACAGATGCAGGATCAAAACAACTTAATCCTGGAACTGTTTATCGTAATGGGTATGGTCTATTTGATGTTATTACTCCACCTTATAATCTTTATGAACTTGCTAATTTTTATGATACAAATTTTGCTAATCATGCTGCCATTGATGCCAAGGTAGAAAACGTTGTTGGCCTTGGATATCGTTTTGAAATTAATGATCAAACAATGATGAAGTTAGAGTCAGCGCAAGATCCTACAGCATTAGATCGTGCAAGAAAAAGAATTGAAAGACTTAAGTTAGAAACAAAGTCATGGTTAGAAGCACTTAATTCAGATGACAGTTTTACAACTACAATGGAAAAGATTTTTATTGATGTGCAATCAACTGGCAATGGTTATATGGAAGTTGGTCGCAAGGTAAATGGTGAAATTGGATATGTTGGACATATTCCAGCAACTACCATTCGTGTCCGCAGACTTCGTGATGGCTTTGTTCAAATTATTGGCCCTAAATTAGTTTACTTTAGAAACTTTGGTGCAAAGAATCAAAATCCTTTAACGGCAGATACTCGTCCAAATGAGATTATTCACTTTAAAGAATATTCACCTCTAAATACTTATTATGGAGTTCCAGATATTATTGCAGCACTCCCTTCTCTTCTTGGTGATCAACTTGCTGCTCAATATAATATTGATTACTTTGAAAACAAAGCAGTACCAAGATATATTATTACTCTTAAGGGTGCTAAACTTTCAGCAGATGCTGAAGATAAAAT